CAGCATCGGCAGCAATTGTTAAAGCACCACCGTCAGCAACAGTAGCATCACCAGAGATAGCAGCAAAGTAATGATTTTGAAGACTGTCAATACCAACTCTCTTGATTACACCACCATCTGAAACCATCAACTCATCAGCATCAGCTATATTAGCATGAGCCAATTCATCTTTACCAGAAATGATGTCATCGTTAAGCATAGCGTGATGAACAGTAGCAGCACCAATGGTAGCTACACCAGCAGCCAAGGTAACATCACCTGACATTGAAACCCAAGCAGCATCTGTGCCGTCAGATTGGAAAAATTGATGTGCAGATCCGAGAGCAAGAGCACTTGGATCACCAGAAGCATCACCAATGATAAACTTACCACGAGCAAGTCCGGCCATTTTGGCAAGAGATACAGCGTTATCAACGATGCTAGCCTCAACAACTGCGTTTGCGGCTAACTCGTCCGCACCAACAGCGTCATCGGCAAGCATACTGTTTTCCACCGCTCCGGCGGCGATAGTAAGAGCACCACCGGCGGCGATAGTAGCATCACCAGAGATAGTAACATACGACGGATCAGTTCCATCAGACTGAAGGAATTGCGCAGCAGAGCCTTTCGCAAGAAGCGAAGGATCACCAGATGAATCACCAAGGATGATAGAGCCTCTAGTAATACCTGCCATTTTAGCAAGAGATACAGCGTTATTAGCAATAGTGATAGCGCCTGCATTCAAAGTAGCATCACCACTCATAGCAACATAAGAGATATCAGTACCATCAGATTGAAGAAACTGATGAGCAGTACCTTTACCCAATAAAGCAGAAGCACCAGAAGCATTACCATAAAGGATAGAGCCACGAGTAACATCGTTAAGTAAATTCAATTCAGCAGTTGACAGAAGTGCTCCGTCAAGAATTTCTAATTCGGTTGCACTAAGATTAGCGGAACCTACATTCAATTCAGATCCAGAAAGTGCGCTAGACTTAGCTCTAATGTCACCATTTGCGGTGAACGAGCCTTGCATAGAAACAGATCCGGACATAAAATTATAAGACATATTTTAATCCTCCTAAAGATTATAAATTGTAGACGTAAAAACGTCAAGAGCCTCGGACATACCGAGGGTCTCGATAGATAAGTAGTTTATATAAATTGAAAAAAACTACAAAAAAAGAATAAATAATTCCAAACCGCCACAGGAAGCAGAGTTGCGATAGTTATTAGAAAATAAAATATTTATCAACGCCATTTGTGTAAAGATTTACAGCGGCAAAAGGGTTACTCAAAACAACAGTTCCTTGGCCATCAATTTTTTGACTTCCGGAAGCAGAAATTGTTAAAGTATGGGAACTTGCTGTTCCCCCTTCATCCTTTATTGTGAAAGTTTGTCCATTGACCAATGTCTCCGCGCCTAACAAAGTGAGGGTGATATCCCCCGAGGCATTGAGCCCCACATAATAATCATCTTCAGATAAAGTTGAATTAGCAGTTATAACTCTTCTGTTTCTTGTCTCAATGCCCGGGGCCACTGAAGAAGTTAGAATAATATTGTTACCTGAATCCAAGGCGAGATATTTTGTAGTCACTCCGGTACCAATTGCCAATCCTGTAACTTGCAAACTGTTGTCTATTTTGGTTTTCCCTCCGGAACCCGAAAGCACAAGAAGCCCGTTTGAGTCTGTTGATAAATCCGAGAACACATCTGCGGTTTCACCAAAGACAAATTTTGAATAAGTTAATCTCATCTGTCGACTGGTAGAGAAAACTTCTAATTTTCTCTGCGGGTCTGCTCGACCAATGCCCACTCTATTATTAGAAGAGTCTATCTTAAGAGTATCCGTATCAACCGTCACATCTCCACCGACAGTTAAATTATTTAATGTCCCCAATGCGGTGATTGCTGTTTGCGACGGTGTACTTAATGCTCCTCCAACAGTCGTAGCTGTCAGAGTTCCAACTGATGTAATGTTGGCTCCGATTATTTTAACTGTACCGTTAGTAATTGTTGAAGCGGTTAATTCGGTGAATCTCCCCAGAGAAGAGGACACCGCCACAGAGGCAGTCAATTCTCCTGAGACGACCGTGTGTTGTGAGGATAGTGTCCCTAGGTAACTTGATCCTGAAATTCTAACATCAGACGAAGCAGTCAAATAAGTACCTGAGGGTTTTATGGTTAGATCCCCTGTATGAGTTACAGTGAATTCCGCGTCATTTAATCTTAATAAAGCCTGGTTGGAGGAAGATACGTGAAGTCTGGCAGCAGGAAACGGTAAACCAATACCAATTCTGTTTTGATTGGAATCCATTACAAATGTGTCATTATCCCAATTAAGCCCGTTCATTACTGTGCCCGAGGCTGCATTAAAGATCAAGGTATCCTCGCCATCTTGGCCAAAAGTAATGTTATCTGCTGTTACAATGAACTCGCTTACATTAGCATGCAGAGCTCCCGTTATCTCGAGGTTGCCACTGACTCTCATGTGCCCGTGGACATCTAACATCCGAGTTGGTGACGCCGTACCTATCCCCACTCTGTTACCAGAAGACGAAAGAATAAGATGTCCTCCACTATTTGTGTATAACTCGCTATAAACGTCAGCGGTTCCAAATAACTCATAATCTGAATATGACAGTCTTAGTTGAGGATCTGGAGATAACACCTCTAATTTTCTGACCGGATCAGTTCTGCCAATACCCACTCTCTGCGTGGCGTGGTTAGCATATAGAGAAGATGCTGATACATTCCCAGCGACATTTAATGCCGTTAAGCTACCCAGAGATGTAACATTGGGCTGAGCAGCAGTTGTTAAACGCCCTGCCACATTAGTGGCTGTTAACGTGTTAACATTGCCAATGTTTCCACCAGAAATAGTGGCTGTGCCATCCGTGAACGATGTTATTTTGGCGCTGCTGGCTGTCAAGGTAGTCAGTAAGCCCAAAGAGCTAGAAAGAGCCACCGAGGCAGTTAACGCCCCCTTTACATTGACCGATTTAGAATCATCACCTCCAAGTATTGTACTTCCCGTGACATAAAAATCACCGGAAGCAGTTAGTGCCTGTCCGGTTGGTCTGACATCAAGCTGTCCTATCGAGTCAACATCGAATACCACACCGTGAGTTTGATTATAGGATAACTTCAGTTGATCGCTAGTGTGAAGAACCTCCAACTTATTATCGGGATATTGTACACCAATACCAACTTTGGCACTTGGGGTGTCCAAAGATAGTAAATTGCCTCCAACGTTTAAACTATTAGGTATTGAGGCTGTCGCTGCATTGAAAGTTAACTGATCTGTTTTACTATTCCCGAAGGTAATGTTATCTGCTGATACAACAAAGTCTGTTACTCGTGCGCTTAACGTGCCTGTGATCTCCAAATTGCCACCGATTCTAACGTTGCCATCAACATCTAGCATACGCGTAGGAGAAGCTGTTCCAACACCTACACGCTGCCCTGACGGGCTTAGAATCAGATACCCGGAACTGTTTGTCTTAAGGTCAGTGTGCACATTTGTTTCTGAGAAGGGAATGTACTTTGAATAAGTTAGTCTTAGTTGTTCATTTTTATCATAAATTTCTAATTTCTTCTCGGGACTATTGGTCCCAACGCCTATTCTTTCATTGGAGGACGAAATAAATAAAGAAGAAGCGGATACATCTCCTGTAATATTTAAGGCCGTTAACGTGCCCAAGGATGTAACATTAGGCTGGGCTGCGGTTGTTAGTCTGCCACCGAGTTCAGTAGCTGTAACTGTGGTGGAGTTAACGGTCACTATGTTGCCCGTTGTTGAATCAATAGAAGTTCCTCTAATTCTAGACCCTGTTAGTTCTGTAAACTGAGCAACAGATGAAGAGATGCCTACTGAAGAAGTGAGGTCTCCCGTGACTGTTAACGTGGACCCATCAAAGAGTAGGTTTGATTCTGCGTTGATTCCACTAGAATCAATACTGGTGATGATTCTGTTATTCGCTGCGTTGGTATACTCCTTGATTTCCCCTCCGGGAGAAGAAGTTAAAAATAAATTACTATTGGCTCCGAGAACCAGATAACTGTCTCCCTGGATTCCAGATCCTGACTGAAGACCATAAAGACTAAGTGGATTAGATCCGCCGGATAAACTCAAACTTCCTGTAAAAATGTGAGTATCATCGATTGAGTTACCAAATTTAGTATTACCAGATGAACTCAGGTTTGTAACGGTTTCGTTAACAACATTTACATTATATTGATTAGCAGTGATAGACCCAGAAACAATTAAAGACCCAGTTAGTTGCAATAATCCTGGACTGCTCTCAGAATATTTAAGCTGAGTACTACCAGATAATGTTCCATCTGGTTGAGCAACTTGAACCGCTCCGGTGCCACCTTTTGTTTGTGTCCCGACAACATAGGCCCAGCCAAATTCTGCCATTACTCATCGATCCCCGAACCTGTTAAAGCATACATGCTGTTTGTTGGAATATTTGTTAATTCTGCTATAATCTCAAAGGTCATTTGGGCATCAACTGCCGATAGGTATAGTTCTTTTGTTTTCATTGGCAAGGTGATTGTTGATCCGTAACCCTGAAGTTCTCGAAAATGCTTGTTTCCGAAGACATTTGCTCCATGAGGAGAAGAGGTCGTGCTAAGCATGTGAACTCGGAGTTTTCCGGTTGTCTGTGAAGTGAAAGGGCCCTCGACATAACGAAAAGTTTTAAGTTGATCCAACGCCGTCGGTCCACCAAGCAACCACAAATTCATATTCTCCTCAGAAGTGTCAATTACATCGTAAATAGCATCGTATGATACCCCGCTATCCGGTGGGTTTCTGCTCAACTGTGAGATTGGAGTGTCTCTGTGGTGGTCTCCCATTGTCCACCAGCAAGTAAGATTAGCTGCCTTTGAATGTTTTCTGGGGTCAAACCATTCTCCATGGTTATAAAGCTCGCTGACTTCTGTGTTGGTCATACCTGTGTGAAAAAAGGTAGTCTCGTCGAAGGATGCAGTAAATGCTTGGAGGTTGCTGGAATTCCATCCAAATCTTGCATCTGTCGATGAAGAAACCATCTGTGGCATCTTACCTCCAGGAGAAGTCACCGCGTCTATGTAAATGTGTGAACTCGAAGTTAACTGGGTCACAACTACATGATACCATCTGTCGTTAGTCAAGGCAACACCACCATTGGTATGATAAGCATCGTATGATACCCCGCCGTCATCCACAGTAAATTTCAAACCGGTTTGACCAGCATTGGTGTTGGGGTGCCGGATTTTGCCGGCGACAAGAGAGCCCAAGGCAGGGTCTCTCTGGATACCAGCCAGTATTTGATTTTTGCTCCATGACGGTGACCTCCACCAAAAAGAATAAGTCCAATCTGACACTCCACCTCCAAATGCGGGAATTTTTCCATTCGATCCCTGGCTGTGGCCGAAGCCAATCGTCTCGTTTGTTGTGAGATAAAAAACACCTCCCTCTTTTAAACCAGCAGTATTCGGAGGTGAAGGTATCCTAATCGTTATGTTCTTTGTAACAAACGGAAACTCAATTTTAACTTCAGAACCGGCATTAACAGCACTTCCTGTTATGTACGGTTGTCCGGAAACCTTGTATGATCCAACATTTCTGAGGCCTACTGAATATCTACTCATTTTAATCGTCTCCTTATGATGATATGCCGGAGCCGGTTAAATCGTACATACTCCCTGTTGAAATATTTGTTAGACTAGCGTATAATTTCCAATAAACACTTCCACCTGTTGCACTGAGCCACGCTTCTTTACACTTTAAATTAATAGTAAGAGACTCGCCTTTGGCTAATTCATAGTAATGCTTGCTAGCTGGGTGATTAGTGATAGAGCCGCTGCTAACCAGATGGAACCTAAGTTTTTCCACACCAGTGGAATGATTCCATAGAGTTATGGATTTGGTAACGTAAGGAAACAAAATTTGAGTTTCAACACCTGACGGTATAGTATTTAAAGATGAGCCAATAAATGATCCCGTAATGTATGGTTGACCAGATACCTGATAAGATCCTACATTTCTGAGGCCGGCTCTGTATGGGTTTCCTATACTCATGTTGTAATCCCCTCTAGGCCATTAAATGAATACATACTCCCGGACTTTATACCTGTCAACTCAGCATAAACTGTGACAAAATTAACAGCTACTGCTTGAGCAGGGGCTACATAAATTTCTTTGCATTTCACATCCAACTCAATGGAAGTCGATGCAGATAAAAACAACCAGTTACCGGATCCCGATGCGGAATTTCCTGCTGTGAAATCTGGGGAGTAATTAGTTACCTCACCTTCCAAGAAAGGGGCAAAACTTACAATTGCATTATTGGTGCTATCTTCGTTTGAAACAATCACTTTTTTGGTTACTGTTGGGAATACATAGTATCCATCCACATTCGAGCCTGGATTGGCTGTTGTAATTGCTCCCGATAGATAGGGCTGTCCGGATACCTGATAGGATCCTACATTCCTAAGACCCACACTATAAACGTTTGATACTTGCTCTTTTAAGGCCATTTTAAAACTCCTACTACATAACTAGTATTTTTATTTAATTTTGCCTTTGCTGTCTTTTGCGAAGTTCTTTTTTATGCCGAGCGATTGCCCGTTTTTTGGCCAATCTTTTTTTTACTGAGGGCTTGGTATAATGCCTTCTCTCTTTGACTTCATCAATGATGCCTAATTTCTTGCATTTTTTAATGAATCTTTTGATAAATCGATTCGGGTCCTCATTTTTACGAGGTTTTTCTATATGATTTGTAGCCATTTAACTTCCTGCTAGCTTTTTCCAGACGTCGGCTGGAAGACCAAAAGATTTTAAATCAACTCCAGGGTCTCTAGGGTCAACACCGTCCAGTGCTTTGCCAGGTTGGCTCCCTTGACTTGTTGAGCCGCCTTTTATGGGAGAAGTCCCTTCAAATAGATCAACACCGTTGTAGGCGTCTTTTCCAATTGCATCAAGCATTTTTCTTTTTTGCTCAAGCAATTGACTTCTTTTTCTTTCGTTGATCTGTGGTGTAGGTTGTGTTTGTTTATTTTCATAAACAACTTTTTGAGAGGAAGTCCCTTTCATAACTTCAGAAATGATAGTAGATAAAGCCCCTTCTTCAAAAATGATTTCCCTCACGCACTCTTTAATAAGTGGTCTGAGAATTTTTTTCAATTCTTTTTTGTGCATTTAATCTCCTAGGATCTTTCTAAATAGATCATTGATGCTGTTTTCCTTAACCTCGCGCAAACGAGTTGAAACATCCGATTTTTTGTCTTGATAAACGTATGCGTTGGGAGTTGAAGGTTCTGAAACAATGTCGAAACAAATCAATTGAAAATCGTTTTCTACCGTAACAGTCCCGCCGGTTGATTCTGTAACGGAACCAAGACCTCGGGAAGAGATACCAAGTTTCACCCCGGCACTTATAAGGTCCTTTAAAATCCTACCAGATGGGGTATCAAGCACCTTAAGTTTACCCATAACATCTTTACCTTCCCACCATACATCAGTGACGATGTGAGAGACATTTTTGAGATTTACAACAGAGTCATCTGGGTGGTCTAGTTCTCCACACGCTCTATCATCCTTTACGATTTTCATGTAATTGCCCATTTCTCTTTTGAGAATGTTATAAGGATACACTCTGCCGTTGCCATTCTGCTTATCAGCAGTTTGCAAACGACCAGACATATAAAGGGCGCCATTTTCCATTTCTCTCTTTTCCCTTTCGGTTAAAAGATCTTGACAAATACCCCCTTCACATAGAGCATAAAATTCTCGCAATAATTTTTTTCCCATTGATACCTCGGTTAAATTCTCTAGCCGGCATCACCGGCGCGCTTCATGACCCGCTGCAGCAGCGACGGACTGGTTGAAGCATCCATCGTTTAATCATCAACATAATCCCCTCCTGATCTTGATGATACTCTTATTCCAAAATCGTTAACGATCATGGAGAGCAAATAGGTTGTTCCGGCTCCCAAACAAGAAAGACAGAACATATTCCCTAAGGAATATTCAAATGTAAATAGTTCCGTGTAGTCGTTTATGCAAAACAAAAACATAGAACACCAAAAGCCCATACACAAAGGACAATGAAACAATGTGTTCCATTTTTTAGAATAATCTTTTATTGGCCTAATATCTTCAAAGATTTTACCATAGACTATAATAAACGTCATACCATAAGCAGTAAGAACAAAGGAAAGTAAATCCACATCAACCTCTAATAACTATATCTTCCATAAATGTAAGGAGCAAAAACCCCCTGTTGGTAAATCGAGCCTTTCTCATCTGCTTGAGGAACCTCGCCAAGTTCAGTGGAGTGCTCATTATCTGGATCTAGCATCGCATCATCTTCCATTTGATCATATGCAGATACACCACTAATGTATGGCTGCTCTGTCTTCATCCACTCGGAAATACTTAATAGAGTCGTCTTTAAGGGATCATGTGTATCGGATTCCATTATAGAACCCTCAAGAGACCCATAGATGTTTCCGCCTTGGATGGAGTCATAATTTATCACGCCACTCTTTCTTAAAAATTCCAACAATCTTGATTCTGCTCCATAAACCACATCAGACATAATGTCTTTCGCGAAAGTAACTACCTTGTTGCTTTTAGATTGTACCACTATGTCAATGTCTTTGTGATCTAAGATTATCAAATCGCCGTTCAAGGTCGATCTTAACTTCAAATCAAACTGAATACCTTCTTTTTGTTTAATTTCAATCTTAACACCGCTTTGGTCTTCCTCGGGGGTGCTAAAGCCAACCTTAACTGCTGCTTCCTCTTGAGCTTCGCTGTCATTAATGTTAATTTTAACTGACATTCTTAGATACCTCCGCAACTAAATCTTGAATGTAAAAGATTTCCTCAACCATTTGTTGATTTATTGGAGTTTGTGTGTAGTTGTCCAGCTTTTGCTTAACTTTTTTAAAATTTTCATTATTAGTACTAATGACACCTTCTGAAAGCTGCAGCAGCAGGGCGTTCTTGAGGCGACCAATCTCTTCATTTAAAAAACTTTTCAACCCAACACCGTTGTCTGCAAAAGATACGATGTAGTTGGTTAGAAGATCTTTTTGTTCTGTTCTCAAAGTTCTATCATAAGCATTATTAAATTTATTAATGAATGTCTTATACTCAAGATTGTCAAGGTGTTTCATTTCTGTTAATATTTTTTCTTTTCTACCAAGAAAACCAATCAGATTGTTTTCCAACATAATACGTTTCTTAGCTGGTAGATTTGAATTCTGAAAGTATAGACCAACTGATGCAATATCTTTATAATTTGGAATGAAATTAGAAAAAACGCCTTGACCTAGTTTTTGATTCATAACATTTATAAGATTCGTTTGTGCGTTGAAGACTTCTTTTCTATTAAGTCCATAAAAATCCTTTTTTGTTTCCTCGAGCAAGCGGCGAGAGAAAGATTCATTGAGCGACTTACTGTCAAGTAAAGAATTGTAAACATTTAATTCTTTTCGTAACTCACTGTTTTTATTGAAGAATTGCTTTATAACTTTCTTCGTAATAAATTGTCTTTTTTTGTCTTCTCGAACGATTGCTTTTGTCAATTCTTTTATTAGGCATTCGTAAAGAAAAGCGGTATTTCTTTTCTTATTGTGTTTCATCGTTGTCAACCTTTTTTAATGATTCTATTAGAGATTTAATTTGAAAATCTGTAGTAAATAGTTTCTGTTCTTCTAAAATATCTGATTTGGCTTCTTCTACCACACCACGGGCAAGAGAATCTAGGCCTCCGAAGCCAATCTTACCTGGGAAAGTCTTGCGAAGAGTTCCAATCTCGCCTGATGCTTGATTGTTCATTTGCTTCTTCATTCCGCCCTTGCGATATGTGTGCTGTCTCCTTTTATACTTCCCGCGGCGTTTTGGTCTAGCATCATCGTCACGTTTCCCCGGAGGTTCAGCCAAGAGAACATCATCATCCTCTTCACCACCGCCGGCATCTTCATCACCGCCGAGATCCAAGTCTCCGCCTTCATCACCACCTAAGTCTAAATCTCCACCGAGATCCCCACCCAGATCGCCTCCAAGGCCGCCACCGTCACCACCTTCACTTGCACCAGAAGCCACGGCTTCAATTGCTGCATTAAATTTGGCATCGGAGAACATTTCTCTTTGCATTCTAACATATTCGTCCTCTGAGATCCCTAAGAGGTTTTGAGCAACCCATCTCTTAGAGAAATAACCCTCAGTAGCGCTTCCTGCTATGTCAAATTTGGTTTTCCAGTGTTCGAGTTCCTGCATCTCAGCTATTTTGCTGGGGTTGTTTAATTCTAAATTGAATCCTAAGAGGTCATCTCCTCGAAAGCCTAGCGTAAATAAGTGAATAATCCCTACTTTTTCAAGTTCCGAGATCAATACCCTTTGTAGTCTCTGAATTGTTCTTGCAAATCGGATGTCTTTCTGAGCAAGAGTTGTTTTATCTTCTGTTGCGCCTTCGCCCATAGACAAATATGATTGAGGGACTTTAAGAGCAGAGAACAATTTATCTCGCAGATACTTGACGTCTTCGATCTGTGCTGTGAATTGACCACCAGGAAGATTCTGTATGTCTGTTGAAGATTGTCCGCCTCTGATTGGAATAAAGAAGTCTTCCTCAATGGAAAGAGGATTATAACGCAAATCAACACGTCCTGTGGTAGGATCTACAACTTGATGTCTTTTCATTTGAGTCATAATTTTCTGCATGTACTGCTCGACCTCTTGTGGGGCAATGCCTCCTACGTCAATTTTAAACACTCGACGCTCTGGGGCTCGGATAATTCTATACGCCATCATAGCGTCTTCCAAGAGAGTTAGTTGTCTCCAAATTCTCCTGGCAGGCTCCAATGCAGATGTACCATAGGGTGCATACTTGTCATTACCAAGAACTCTAAAGTGAGCCATTTGCCAATTTTCCAAAGTCAAGCCGGCTGAGTTCCACTGGTACTGAACATAATTTGGATTTGTTGGATCTTCCCCTTCTAATCTTTCTATCTCTTGTGATGGAAGCCCTATAACATTTCTAATTCCCATGCCCTCTTCTATATCCAAATATAAGAACAGGTCACCATATTTACACATAGTACGAGCCCAGCCAAACAAATTAGAAGACACGTTTAATATGTCATAATAAAGAGAATGTAAGATGTATTTTATTTCTTCATTTGGGCACTTGATATGTAACATTGGAGTCAACCCAGAATGAGTAGTCATTTCATCAGCGTAAATGTCCAAAGAGGATGCGATTTCAGGAGTATATTCCATTTGATCAAAGTCTTGATACCGTTCAGTTCTACTTCTATTAGAAATCGCATTAATAGCAGTCATGTTCATGGGGTTATATTCAGACTTTTTGAATTGTAATCCCGATGCTGATTTGAATCTCGAGCCGAATCTGTCTAAATCTCTTCTTCTGAGTTTTCTTCCCGTTTGTGTTCTTCTATTAACAATCGGTCCGGAGAACAGTTTTGTTAGTGATTTAAATAAACTGTTTTGGTTATTGTTTGGGTTTCTATCATTTCTGGCCATATTTTATCCTTTGTAAATCCAAAAAAACTCTTTTGTCTTTTTTAATTCTTCTTCATGTTTCTCTTCAAAATCTTCCGCGTATCCTTGTTGTCCTTTTATTTTAGTATTCATCGTTGTTGTGGATTTCATAATCCCGTTTAGCATCGCCTTTTTATATTCAATTTCCCGTTGATTTTCTTGAAGGGCTGTGTCTCGCACCCAACAGGCGATGGCCAAAGACATGACGAGATCGTCATTGTACGAGCGCATTGCTTGGGGTTTACCATTGTACCAAATAAAAGTTTTGAATTCATGAAACAGTCTTGTAGAGTTTAGTTTAATTAGTTTGTTTCTAACGTACTCTTCCAATTTGGCAACAATTAAAGGTCTGGTTTTGGTACTTGTCGTAAATCCCATTACCGCCCTACTGTTATTTTCTCCCAAATTAGATTCAATAAATTCATGCGTTGATTTAATTGAATAATAAATGTTAGGATATTCTAGATCGTTCAGTTTCTCCAGCACTGAGATGCCAATACCATTATTCTCAACAACCAGAAGGCACTGTCCATACTCTCTCCCGGTCTCATTTAAAATTTTTGAATAAAGGTCTAAATTTGGCTTTCCTTGATATTCCGCTACAACCTCCATAGTGTCTAATCGAATAATATGAAATACAGAATAATCAGCGCCATCTCCACGAGAGACGTCTGCCACAAGAACATAGGATGCACCTTCTTCGTATTTCTCCCAAATCCAAAAATTTCTATCATAACCAGTCTTATAGATCGGGTCTTTAACATTCTCGAACATCCATTGCATATCATCCGGATGTATAACTGTTTCTCCAGATGTGTTGAAATTGCATTCTAGCTCTTGGGCAATTTGCCTACGAGACATATTCTTTGTTTCTTTCACAAACCAGTTTTGATCTCTTTCCGGGTGGACATCCCAAGGCAAAACTATTGGATGAAAATCATTCTCACCGGCATCTGAATCAACGAATGTTTTATGGAACCAATTACCTACCCCATTAGGGGTCGATAAGGCTATGCAGCGGCCTCCTGTTGATAAAGTAGGGTAAAGGCCCGTCCACAACTCTGAGAGGCCGTCAACGTGTGCTGCCTCGTCTATAACGAGCAACGACAATGCCTCCGATCGACCGGCATCTCCTGATGTGGTTCCAGCTTTAATCTGAGAACCATTTGATAATTCAAATGAAGTCTTGTTGTCCGTGATAATTTTAGAAATTTTAATCCAATCCGGAAGGTGTTTCATAATTGCTTTTACTTTTCTAACGAGATTCGCTGCTGTGCCAAATTTGGTTGCGATAACAAGAATGTTCTTGTCTCGATGAAAAAGCATAAACCAGACAATGTACCCCGCTGAGATAGTGGAGATACCAAGTTGTCTGGCTTTTAATATAATATTGAATCGATAATCGTTGAAGTCCTTGAGAAGGTCTTTCTGATAATCGAAGGTTTTAAAGGGAATGAGTCCCTTGAGTGGATGTGAAATCAGGCAATAATTATCAATGAAGAATTGTGGATCCTTACCGCATTTCACAATCTCTTTTACAATTTCTTGTTTTGAGAGTTTAAAAGCCATTTGACCTCTATTATTTCTTTTTTGGTGGAGTCTTTGCTTTTGGCTTGGTCCCGCTCATAACATTTTTCAGTTCTTCGCGAATGATTTGCTTTAGTTGTTCTTGGGTAAGTTTCATTTGTTATTTGCTCCTTTCTTAATCTTTTCGTTTTGTGGTCTCTTTGTTGAGTGTTGGGCTAAGAATTTTTTAATAACATCTTTTTCAGTAGCTACTGATGGTTCCAGAAGAGGATCCATATCTTTTATTCCGGAAATCTTATAGTGTTGATAGGCTTGAACAAAGGTTCGAACCCGAGATGTTGTTTGAACTAGGATTTTTGACTCCCCCTTTTTCGTAAGAGTGATTCCTTTACCAGTGATCGCTTTATATTCTTTCTGCAGAAACTTTTTAACTTCATTCAACATTCTTTCGATGTCTTGTTCGAATTTGTTTTCGTGACAATCCTTTAGGCGAACGTCACTTTGATAATTTATACAAATAGAATCGGCATAAAATTTGACGCCAAAACCATCCATAACTCTTTTATCCATAATAGGGCACCCATCTTCTCGAGCAAGGCCAACTTTACGCACCTGGCCGTCCAAAGTATAACGCTCATCATGGCCGCCGTCCCATGCATTCGCTGCTGCTTGGGCAAGGCCTTGTATAATTTCTAGTGTATTTGAACTCATAGTATTTTTCCTTTTAAAACTTATTAAATTGTTGCAACAAACAATCCAATATCACAAGCGGATCCAGATGCCATTGCAGATACAGAATCAAAATTATAAAAATTAGAAGGCGTCCAAAAAGCATCTGCTACCAAAACCGCTGTTCCGGCTGCTGCTGATCCTCCTCCACCCGAGAATGCAACAGTCGGTGTAGAAGTGTATCCGGTACCCGGATTTGTTATTGTAACAGAGGCAACTGCTCCGCCGCCCAGAACGGCTGTTCCGGCTGCGGCACTTCCTCCTCCTCCCGAGAATGCAACAGAAGGGGGTGATGAATAACCTGAGCCTCCTCCGGTGATTGTAACTGAGTGGACGGATGTGGTGTCAGTTGTAGATCCACTCATTGCCGCATTCGTTGTGTTCACATTCATTTTAAGAGTATAAAAGATTTCCGTGCTGTCTCTTCCCACCGAGTAATAAGACGTTTGTCCAGAGGCTTTGTGATTCAGCTTTACCACTATTTGATTTGCATTGTCATAATTTGTAATACGAACGTATCTAGTGTCGGAAGCTATATAGGTCCCGGGGGCAAGTGAAGAAGAGAAGTTAACAAGTTCAGTAAATTTTAAAGTGCCAACCGACATTTGTCTTTGAGAGACATGAGTAATCCCGGACTTAATAAAAGAACTAGTGATTTCATACGGAATGCCTCCAATTGTAATCGTTTCGGTTGTTTTTACAGTTAGGGCTGCTGGGGTTATTGTCGTGGCCATCTTTTACTCCGGTCTCCATCCTGTCTTCCATCTGCTTTCTCTTCCCTCGACCCATTGAATATAGCATTTAAAGCAACATTCAAATTTGGTCATGTAAACGTCATCATTGGATTTAAATGAATAAGTATTACAAACAGGGCAAGATCGCTTGGATTCTTCTTTAAGTAGTTTTGAGGGGATAAAAACGCCATAGATCTCTTCTTTGT